TCCGGAAGCAGCGTGGAAGGAGTCGAAGGAATATTACGAAGAACACAGAGACGAGGAACAGAGCGGAACCGATACGGGTTCACGAAGCAACTCAGAGACCGGTGTCTCCGGTACACCTTCGGAATGAACTTATCCTTTCAATCGAGAAGGCCCTGAACAAGGGCCTCACGGTTGAAGTGCGGATGGAGCATCAGGAGCCGGTTGTCATCGCCATCAAAAGGCGAAAGATTGCACCTATTGTGTAATATCTAAATTGAATGTGTATTCCGCAGAGGGAATACCGAAACCCAGAGGGGTTGTTAACAGAACGGATTGTTCTGCTATCAACTCCTCTTTTTGTTTATCAGGAGGTCAGCCAAAGAAGGACAAACACCGGAGGGAACATGGCAACGGTACTGCAGTTCGACGAGATCAATGCACTCGCACAGGAGATATACAACCGAACCGAATTTCTGCCGAAAGAGCGCAGGAAAAAGGAGATAACAGACGAAATCGAAGACCTCCTCGTTATCGCCTATGTGTTCGGGGAAGACAGAGTGCTCGAAGCAGTACGGAGTGTTCCGAATTTCCAAGATCGGATTCTTCCGGAGGAATGGGAGAATCCCGATCTCACGAAAGAAGAGGTTGCGGAAGGGCTGAAGCCTGACGCACAGAGCCTTTACGACACGGTCTACAAGCAGATTGCAGGCAAGGATTTTGCCCAGCGGATTGCAGACCGGATCGACGAAGAAACGCTCGATCTGCCGGCATTACAGCGCATCGCAGAGACGGAATATCACCGATGCGAAGAGACCGGCGCTTACGACACAGCAAAAAAGACCGAGAAGAAAACAAGTCTTTGGGGATTCAAGGTATGGAACACGATGCTCGACGAAAGAGTGCGTGCTACCCACGAATATCTCGAAGCAGACGAAGTCGGACTTGACGAACATTTCGTCACCTTCGACGGGGACATGGCAAGGTATCCAGGCGATTTCTCAGATCCGGAAAACAACATTGGATGCCGATGCAGTCTGTCCTACACATTCAGGTAAAAACGGCTTTACAGCCGTTCTATACACGCCAGAGAAGGCGATAAAACGCACCATGGCAGAGAGAACTGTCCCAAAAACGCAAGGAGGAAAAAATGAGTTATCTGAAGGATCTGTTAGGGAATTCCTACAAAGAGGGAATGTCCGAAGAGGAAATGTCCGCTGCAATCGAAAAGGCCGTATCCGAACGGGAGAAGGAACGGGACAAGGAGACCAAGAAGGCCAAAGCAAGTTTTGACAGGACATCCTCGGAAATCGCCGAGTACAAGCGTCAGCTCAACGACTACAAACAGCAGTTGAAGGACCGCATGACCGACGAAGAAAAGAACAGGAAAGAGCAGGAAGATCTGCTCGAAGCTCTCAGGAAGGATAACGAGGAGATGAAGAAACAGATCGCCATTGCGGACAGCAAGGCGAAGCTGGCAGGCCTCGGTTATTCGGAAGACCTCGCATCCGAAACAGCGACCGCTCTGTATTCAGGCGACCTCGAAACCGTCTACAGAAATCAGAAGGCGTTTATGGAAGCGAGAGAAAAGGAAATCCGTGCACAGGTCATCAAGGATACTCCTGTACCCCCTGCCGGAAGCGGAACGAGCGTTGTTACGAAGGAATCCATCCTTGCGATTCAGGATCCTTCCGAACGTCAGGAAGCAATGGCACAGAATCACGAATTATTCGGTTTTTAAGGAAAAAGGAGAAAGAAAATGGCAGCAACGAATCTTACAACTACTGCCCAGTTCAAAGTCAAGGCTCGTGAAATCGACTTCGTATCCCGCTTTGAAAAAAACTGGACGGCGCTCGCCGACATTCTCGGCATTATGCGCCCAATCAAAAAGGAGCCGGGCACAAAGCTCACCTCCAGCATCGCAACCGTAACTCTTAACGACGGAGACGTCGGAGAGGGCGAGGAAATCCCGTACAGCATTGCGTCTGTACAGCCGGTCGCTTATGCGGATCTGACTCTTCAGAAATACCGCAAGGGCGTAACAATCGAGGCAGTCAACAAGTTCGGCGCCCGTGTTGCTGTTCAGAAGACAGACAATGCCTTCCTGAATCAGCTGCAGAGCAAGGTCATGGGTGACTTCTACGATTTCATCAAGACCGGTCTGCTCAAGAGCACCGAGACCACATTCCAGATGGCTGTATCCATGGCAATCGGACGTGTCAAGGACAAGTTCAACAAGATGGATATGGACGGTTCCCGGGTTGTTGTATGGGTCAACACTCTTGATGTTTACCGCTACCTGGGAGCTGCTGAAATCGGCATTCAGACCGCATTCGGCTTCTCTTATGTCAAGAACTTCCTCGGTGCGGACGTTGTAATCATCTCCTCGAAGATCCCTGAAGGAAAGGTTATTGCTACTCCGGTAGACAATATCGTTCTCTATTACATCGATCCGGGAGACAGCCAGTTCAAGGAACTCGGCCTCGATTACACCGTCACCGGCGTTACAAACCTGATCGGTTTCCACGCTTCCGGCGACTATGCACACGCTCTCGGCGACAGTTTCGCTCTCATGGGCATGAAGCTCTGGGCTGAATATCTCGATGCTATCGCAGTTATCGATATCGGCACTCCGGCTGAGGATATTTCCCTCGACAAGTCCGATGCGGAACTCGCAATCGGCGACGACCTGACACTTGTCGCTACTACTACTCCGGCCAGCGCTGAAGTCACATGGGCTTCCGACAATACCGAAGTAGCGACAGTTGATGACGGCGTTGTGACAGCTGTTGCTGAAGGTGTTGCACACATTACCGCCACAAACGGCGATGCGGTTGCTACCTGCACAGTCACTGTCAAAGAAAGCAATTCCTGATTTAAGGACAGAGAAAGGAGAAACCCGCAATGGCACTTACAAGAGAAGCAATGATCGAAAAGGTAAGCGAGATCTCGGAAGAAGATAACGCTGACGTTGTGGGTTACTACCTCGACAACGCAGAGGAAATCATCCTTAACAGGTTGTATCCGTACGACGAACAGGAAGAAATGCGCAATGAGGGGGTTCCGGCCAAGTACCGGAATCTCCAGATGCGCATCGCTGTCGGACTGCTTGCCAAACGAGGTGCTGAATTTGAAGCCACACGTATCGAAAACGGTGTTCACCGCCACTTTGGTGCGGAGGATGTCCCCGCATCCGTCCTAAGAGAAATAACTCCAAAGGCGGTGTTCTGGTGATGAGGACACTTGTCAAAAACAGGCGGAGTTTCTACTACGCCAATTACGAAGGGTCGATTGACACAAAGGATAAGGATGAATTCTTTACAGGAGAAAAGGATCCCGGCTACGGAGATCCGGTCCTGTACACCAAAGGAACCATATCCTCGGCATCCGGTTATTCCGGAATAGAGTCATTCGGCGACCTTGCGGATTACGACAGAGTCATTGTTACCGGCGATATGAACTGCCCGATCAACGAGCAGTCCATTCTGTGGATAGATGAAACAGATCCATCCAAACCTCATGATTACGTTGTACGGAGAGTCGCAAAAACCATCGATGTAATCGCAATTGCGGTTTCCAGCGTAAAGGTATCCAAAAATGCGGTTCAAGGTTAATTACAAGGTTAGTTCCCTGGAAAAAGACGTCGATACGCTCGTCAAGGATATGAAGTCTGACATTACAAGAAGATCTCGTCTTCTTGTTCAGAAAGTATCCGGAAACGGCGTGGAAGTCGCCCGAAAAGAATACGAAGAGGCAGTCAACGCCGGCAGTAAATCAAGTCCCCAGAGTGCCATTACTCTCAAATATTCAGACGACGGCATGAAGGGAGAGGTTGTCGGTCTTGATCTTAACCAGTATCAGGAAAACGAGCTTCTCTTTATCGAATTCGGAACGGGCGTCAGATTTCCGTACGATGCGCCTGAGGCAAAAGAGCACTTCTCCTCGGGCGGAAGCGTCATTTATCCGCACGGAAAGTTCGGCAAGAAAAAGGGCTCCAACCCGAAAGGATGGTTCTACAAAGGGCAGATGCCTTCGAATCCGCCTGAAGGTACCGAGGAGGCATACAGCAGGAAAGGCTCGATCAAAACCTACGGTCAGCCTGCTCAACCGGTGATGTATGACGCATGGAAGGAAATGAATGAAACACTTCCTGAAGTGGCGAAGGAGGTATTCAGCAAATGATTGATAAGGAAAACGAAGTCTACACAAGGGTCAGAGAAAAGGTTCTCGAAGCATTCCCGGAAGTGGATATGGACTCTTCCTATCAGATCGCTCCAAGCGAATTTCCGCATGTATCCCTCTTTCAGTCAGACACATTCACGCCTGCAGAGTATCTCGATACAAGGCTGATCCCGAAGTACGAAGCATCTACCTTTACGGCAGAGGTTTCCTCAAATAAATCAGGTCACAAGAAGACGGAGTGCAAAGAGATTATGGCTGTCATATGCGATGCGATGTCGCTTATGAACTACAGAAGAATCATATGTACATCCGTTCCGAACATTAAAGACTCAAGCATTTACCGGCTCACAGCACGCTTCACAGCGCTTGTTGATGAGAACGGATTTTACAGAAGATAGGAGAAAAAAACATGTCTTACAATGCATCCAGCACGTATCTCACGTTCCTTATGCATTCCACCGATGGTACTTCGTACACAAAACTGCTCGATATCACCGATTATCCGGATATGGGTGGAGATCCTGAACTGATCGACACCACAACCCTGACAGACAGAATGCGGACGGGCGTTCCGGGAATTATCGAACTCGATTCCCTGTCCTTCGGAGCAAACTACGATCCGACCGATTACGCAAAATGCCAGACACAGCAGGCTGCGGACCTTGAGGAGCCGTCCTACTATGCCATTTGGTTTGGCGGTACGGAAAGTGTTTCCGGCGGAGATCCGACTCCGACAGGCACCATTGGAAAGTTCTCTTTCAAGGGAAGAATGACTGTCTATGCGCTCGGCGGTGGTGTCAATGAAAAGCGCTCCATGCGTGTTTCCATTGCCGCTGCTACCCCGATTACATTCACTTCAGGTTCCTAAGATAGATAAAGGCATAAATACAGGAGGGAAAATATGGCTAAAACTATCAATTTCAATTATAACGGCGAGGATTACTGCCTCGAGTTTACGAGACGTACAGTCCGTGAGATGGAAGGCGAAGGTTTCCGCCTTCGTGATGTCAAAGATAAACCCGTAACGAGCATTCCGGTTCTCTTTTCCGGTGCGTTCAAGTGCCATCACAAGCGGATCAAAGAAGAAGTCATAAATGGTATTTATGCCTCTATTACAGACAAGGAAGAACTCATGGGTAAACTCCTTGAGATGTATACCTATGCAATGAATTCCCTGTTTGATGAACCGGATGATGACGAAAAAAACGTGGAGTGGACGGCGAACTTTTAATCAAATCGCCGTCTTCACCACATGAGCCGGAGTCAAAACCGGTAGAAAACTATACGGAAGTCTTCAGGGAATTCTTTCCCTTCTACCTTAATGCAGGCATGACCCCCGAACAGTACTGGGACGGGGATGTTGAATGGGCGGAGGACTTCCGTATTGCGTATCAGCAGAGGCTTGAAGATCAGAACCGCATGGCATGGATCCAGGGACAGTACATCTATCTTGCCCTTGCGTCGATTATGCCGGCGACAAGCATCAAGTTCAAAGCAAAGAAGTTTGACCCTTATGTTGAAAAGCCATTCTCCGTCACAAAGCGACAGCAGAAGATGGAGGAGGAACGGAAGAGAAAAGAGAGTTGTCTTACTGGTTTTGAATATATGATGCGCTTCACCGCTGCTCATAACGAAAAGATGAAACAGGAAGGTCGGGTGAATCAGGATGGCTGAATATGAACCTATAAAAGCGACGATTGAAGTCGAGGCCGATACTTCCGAAGCTGAAAAGAATCTTAAAAAACTCAAGGATACAGGCAAAGAAACATTCGAAGAGATTGCTGAATCCGAAAAGAAAACGAGTGAGACCAGCGAAAAGGTGAAGGATTCACTCGGAGGCCTGAAGGAAATCTTCGAAAAGCTCGCTGAAAAAGCAAACAGCGTCGGCGGTGTCGTTGATTTCTCGAATTCAATACAGCAGGCAGACATTCTTCAGGCAAAGATTGTCGGCATTGCGGATCGAATCGGAAAGCAGGTCGAAAAGGGAGACTACCTTGGGATCTCGAGATCTGTAGAAGGAATTCAGAAGGCGATCGATAAACTTACCGAACTCGACAAGGAAGCGGAAGCAGCACAGAAAAAGATTGCTGAACTCGCCGACGAAAACGGAGAAATCAAAAACGAAACTCCGAAAGTCGACAAACAGGTTGATGTTACTGCTGCGGATGTCGATTCGTTTATCGAAAGCCGTACCGAGGTTGACCGGCTGTCAGATTCGCTTGATGCGCTCAGGCAGAAATATGCGGATGCGGTCAACTCCAACGAAGCGGAAGAAAAACTTCTCAGGATTGAATCGAGAATTGTCAGTCTCCGGGAAAAACTGGAGGAACTGACAAAGCCGATTCAGGAAGTCAAAATCTCTGCGGATGCGATGGGCCGTATTTCCTCAATGGTTGACGAAGCGTTCCCTCAGATCAAATTTGACATGGGGGATCTCGAAGGACTGCTTAATTCAAGAACTGAAATAGACCGTCTGACAGACAGTCTTCAGTTGCTGAAGGAAGAGTATGTCGAACTTGCAAATGCCGGCGGGGACAGCAAGAAACTGCTCTCCCTGGAGGAAAGAATCGCTTCCCTTACCAAGAAGATCGAAGAACTTTCCAATGAAACGCCAAAAGTCAAAGGGATGTTCGATTCTATTATGAATGAATCGTTCATCAAAGGGGCGTTCTCCAAGGCCGGCAAAGACATTTCGAATGTATTCCGGAACATTACATCCTATGCAAAAAGGGCTGCAGGCGAAATTAAGAAATTCGGCGCATCCATCGCACAGAATCTGGGTTCAAAACTTACCGAAGGGGTACGCAAAGTCGAACAGCTCGTGAACTCATTCGGACGAATCCTGATGTACCGGGCGGTCAGATCGGCAATCAAAGAGATTACTGCTTCCGTAAAGGAAGGATACGAGAACCTGTACCGATGGTCTCGTCTGAATGACGGCGAGTTCTCAACATCGATGGACAGACTGGCGACTGAGGCACTGCATGTAAAGAATGCTCTTGGAGCTGCTCTTGCACCAGTTATCAACGCACTTGTTCCGATTGTTGAAAAACTTGCTCACGCCTTTATTGAAGTGGTCAACGGAGTTAATCAGTTCCTTTCAGCGCTTACCGGAGCGAGCACATGGACAATGGCGCTTCACACGCCGATCACATACGCTCAGGCTGCCGGCAAAGGCTTTGACAAAGCAACAAAGAAAGCAAAAGAATACAAGGCCACAATCCTTGGATTCGATGAAATCAACAAACTGAATGACGATACATCTTCTCTGAACGGGGACACAAGCGGTTCGGACGAACTGCCCTATGGTTCCATGTTTACAAAGAAACCGCTCTCCGATTTTTGGAAAAAGTGGCTTGATACCAACGATTGGACAGATCTCGGACGGCTCGCAGCTCAGAGGGCAAACAAGATTCTGAAAGATCTTGATAAATGGATCCTGACGGTCGCAAGGCCGTGGGCACTGAAATGGTCAGAGCGGATTGCAACATTCCTGAACGGATTCGTCGAGGACTTCGACTGGGAATTCCTTGGCAAGACAATTGCGGACGGAATGATGGTGATTGTCGATTCAGTAAATCTGTTCTTCGAAAAATTCAATGCAAAAGCATTTGGAAACAAAATTGCCAGCACGATTAAAGGGTGGTTCGAGAATATCGAATGGTCGGCAATCGGGCGCTACTTCGCAAATGGAATCAATTTTGTTGCAGATACTGCATCTGGATTCTTCGCAGAATTCGTAAGAAATGCGGAAGAGTACGGAGGAGATCTTGCAGTCGCATTCAGATCATGGGTGAACAGCATTCACTGGGATGAAATACGGAATGCAATTTCAGACGGACTCAGAAGTATTGCGGGAGTAATCAGAGGATTCGTCAGAAATGAAGACGGTTCATGGGATCGCTTCCGTACAGAATTTGTGCAGACAATCAATACGGTTATCGGGTCTCCGGACATCGACGAACTGATTGATGCCGGCACAGATCTCATCAACAACATCGTAAGAATGCTCGGAGATGTTGACTGGGAAGGAGTCGGAAGAAAAATCGGACTCATGCTCGGTGGCATCGACTGGATGAATGTCCTTGTAACTACCGCTGAGGCGGTCGTAAAGGGACTCTGGGGAGCGATTCAGGGAGTGCTTGAATCAGACAACGGCGGAAGTTTTGTGGGCGCCATGGCTATCGTTACGGCGGTCACAGGAGCATTCAGCCTTGCAGGCACATTTGCCAGCGGAATTGTCGGAGGATTCACTGCCGAACTCGGCAAGACACTCATGAACGGTCTTGTAAGTGCAGTCGGCTCTGAAGGACTTGGAGCTGCTGTTCTCGGATCGATGGGGTGGATTGCAGGAATCGGTGCTCTCATTGCCGAGGTCGGTGTGTTTGTCTACGAGGGTGTAACCCTGTGGAATGCACATCAGGACCTCATGCAGGCAAAGGCAAACGAGACATCGTCCGTTCTGCGGTTGCAGGCAGCCCTTGCGGAGAATGGAATCAATGCAAGTACGGAGCAGATCGAAGCACACCTTAACGGTCTGATCTCTGTATCCGAACTGACCGGCGGTAAATTTCAGTCATTCGGAGAAATTGTCTCATCTTCGACAGGCAGAATGAGTGCAAACGTTACTGGAGACCTCGATTCTGTTGCAAAAACAGCATCCGCAACATTCGATAAGGTGAGCAAATCCACAGTGGATTTCACCGGCGGTGTCAACGATGTGATTACACGGTATCTGACAGAAGCGTCAGACGGATCTTCGGACAGCATGCGTAAACTTGCGGACGATACGACAAACATCTTCCGTGATGTATCGAGTGCGGTCGGAGATATCAATCAGGCGCTGTCGAATTCATTCTCGAAAATGGCAAGTTCCATTTCGGAATCCATGCAGAGAATGTACAACTCGGTGTCCTCGAATATGACGAGGATTGCGAGCAATGTCGAACAGAACGCTCGGAGAATTCAGGAAGCATTCAATTCTGTTTCTTCGGCTGCGAGCATGAATGTCAGCATTCCTGCTCACGCAAACGGAGGAATGGTTGAGGATGGCCTGTTCTTCGCCAACAGCAGTGAGATCATCGGTCAGTTCAGCAACGGAAACAGTTATGTTGCCAACAACGAGATGATTATCGAAGCACTGGAACAGGGCGTATACAACGCTGTGTCCAATGCCCTTGCGAATCAGCCGTCAGGAGGCGGAGACACCATCCTTATGATTGACAGCGAAGAAATCGCAAGAGCGTCTATCAAAGGGCAGAGAAAACTTGACCGGAGAATCAGTCCGACCGTCAAGTTCAGTCAGTAAGGAGGGTTTCGGATATGTCAATGATCTATGTGGATGGTGTTGAACTTCCGGAGCCTTCCGAATTTACCTGGGGAATTCAGGATGTATCGAATTCTCAGGCAGGACGGACTGAGGATGCTCTCATGCACAAAAACAAGGTGGCTGACAAGCGGAAACTGAATCTCGCATGGCAGGGACTCACTCCTGACAAAACAGCGATGGTTCTGCAGGCCTGTCATCCGGAGTATGTATCCGTACGATATCACGATGCAATGGATAATCAGTACGAAACAAGGACATTCTATACCGGCGATAAGACAGCTGCTGTCAAGTGGTGGTATGGGGCTACTGGAAGATACTACTCAAAAATATCGTTCAATTTCGTTGAACGTTAAACACAGCAGGCTGAAGTGCAATCAGGTATTTCAGCCTGTTTTCTGAAAGGAGGAATATATGGCATCATTCAGAACACCAAGGCAGTGGTATGAAATGACAATCGGGAAAAGCTACGACACCAATCACGCATATGGTCAGCAGTGTTGGGATTATTTCGATTTTTTCAACCGTTGTATCGGGTTTACAGGCTCACGTTATTGTTCTGTCACGAAGATGGCGGGAGACCTCTGGATGCTCAGGGATTCCGCTGATTATCACTACTACACAGCGTATGACTATATTACTAATCCAGCTGACTTCAAAACTGGAGACTGGGTCTTCTGGCCTCAGCATGTCGCTATGTATTACGAAGGTAAAGAACTCGGACAGAATCAGCCAAGTCCATATGTCACATTGCGGGATATGAACTGGAACGGAATCCTTGGGGCTATGCGCTGGAAAGGGTGGGAATCCTTCTCCATTGCAAAAGGATCTTCGGATATCGTTATCAACGAGCATAGGTATGTCTTGTATCGTCAGGACAAGTCCAAGGGCGAGAAATTCATCGTCATTGGTGCCGGTCTTAATGAAGTTAAACCATTCAAGGAATTAACATACAAGACCGTATATGCAAAGGCCGGCGGAGCGAATTTCTACCAGATGAAGGAAGATATTCCGGATCAGCCTTATGGCACGACATATGGAGACGTATCATCTCCGTGCACCGGAATGTATCAGAACCTTCCGAATCAGGACTCCACACTGTTCTATGATGCAGAGTCGAAACAGTTCGGGGATTGTGCATTTCATGAGGTAGACCGGTCACACAACGTATTCTCTCCGTCTCTTGTGTTTCCAAATGTAAACGGGCACTTTGAGTACGCAAGAATGGTTGGTTATGACTATATCAACAATGAGTCGGAGTACTGCTTCGTTATGGAAATGTCGGACGGATACGCCATCGGAAGAGCGCTGGAGAAAACAACTCCTAAGACTATTGCGGACGACTTCACCGCTTCCGACATGGTTCACATCATGTTCCTTGATGGTGGCGGATCAGCTCAGTACGGAAGATGGGACGGAACGGAATTCGAATACATTGGCGGAGATGGAAGACCGCTCCCGTCTGTGTGTGCGATTATCCGAGACTTCGATGAACCGGTTGAACCGGAACCTGTAATTCCTGAGCCGGTCACGCCTGTTCCGGAACCGGAGCCTGAACCACTGCCGGATCCTGTTCCTGAACCTGAACCTGAAAATCCTGATGAAGAACCAAGCGAAAAGCCAAGCGAAAAACCGGAGGAGAAACCTGTGGAAAAAGAAACAACTATTATCGGTCAGATTGCACGACTGATTGATGTGAAATCCATCATAACATTTGCCGTCATCGGAACTCTGTGTTACCTGGAAGTGTTCGGGAAAGCAGTAGATGAGAAATTCCTTGTAATCGTCACATCGATTATTACATGGTACTTTTCCGCACAGACACAGAAGGGACGATAAGCAATGGAAAATGTAACTTGGTTAGGTATTGTTTCGGGGATCCTTCTCTTATCTCAGATTCTTAACCTGTTCAACTCAGCCAACACCGCAAAGAAAAATGCGAACGCTCCGTTGGACGAGATTAGGAATGAAATGAAGGATGCCAGGAGGGACATTACCGTGATGCAGAGCGAAATAAAGGACCTGAAAAGGGACGTCGACCATGCGCACGAAAAGATAAGGGAGACGGAAGGAAAACTGGAAAAAACAACAAAAGCTCAGAATAAAGCATTCATGGCATTGTTGCTCTGGGCGAAATCCGGAGGTCAGGATTCATCGAAGATTGATGATGCGATCAACGAGATCAGCGAACTGTAAATCAACATGGCATATGTTTATTACAACCCTAATCCCTCGGGGAAGCAGACAGGTGACTGCGTAATTAGATCCTTGTCTGCGGTGCTGGGGATGTCGTGGACAGAGGTTTACGACATCCTCACATTCGAGGGAAGAGAATATTACGACTGGGGAAATCATGAAGCAATCTGGGGACAGTATCTTCGCAGAATCGGTTTCACACAGTATCCGATTCAGAATACATGCCCGGACTGCTATACGGTTGAGGATTTTGTATACGACCATCCAAAAGGAGTCTATGTACTTTCCACAGGATCTCATGTTGTGGCTGCGATTGACGGAAATTACTTTGACGCATGGAATTCAGGACGGGAATGTCCGGTCGTGTATTGGTCTAAGGAAGAAAGGTGAGACAGCAAATGGCGAATTTTTACAACCCGTATTTCAATCCATATCCGAATAACGGACAGTATCCGCAATATTCGCAGTATCCACAGTATCCAAATCGCTCAGGGCTGAACTGGGCACAGGGAGAAACAGGGGCAAAAGCATTTCCGACACAGCCCAATACATCCGATGTGATTTTTGACTCTGAGTCTCCAAGATTCTTTATCAAAACAGTGGATGCAAGCGGAGTGCCAATGCCTCTTCGGAAATTCAAGTTCTATGAGGAAATCGAACAGCCTGCGCAGAAAATCTCGCAGGATGAATCTTCTCAGAATGCAAAGGAAGAATATCTGACAAAAGCGGAATTTGAATCCAAAATTGACGAATTAATGCGGAGCATTAGAAGGATCTCTGACAGACAGCCTCAGAAGAATAACAACAGAAGAGAGGAAAACGACCAAAATGCAAAATCCTCTGTATAACCAGTACGGACCGACACAGGGGCAAAACAACCAATTTGCCGACCCTGGCAATATGGTCCAGAGGTTTGAACAGTTTAAACGGGCATTTTCCGGAAATCCGGAAGCGATGGTTCAGCAGCTCATGCAAAGCGGAAGAATGAATCAGGCACAGTTTGAACAATTCAAACAGATCTATCAGTCTTACAGAAACATGTACAGAAAATAAAAAGAGGTGCGGAAATGATTATTCCAAGCAGTGATTTCAGACACGAACTATTTGAAGGGAACCGGAATTATATCATTTCCGCTTTCCTTTACACATCCAACGGGACCTATCAGATCACAAATGCTCAAATATGGCAGAACACGTTTTCTGTCGAGGATATGATCTCTCAGGATGATACGTTCGATGTCGGAACTGCAATTATCAACAAATTCACCATCGGTCTGAACAACATTTACGAGCAGTATTCAGGCATCAATTTCAAGAATGGGGTAATTATCCCAAGGGTCGGATTGCTTGTGAATGGGGAAGCGGAAACGCATCAGAAGGGCATATTCATTATCGATGACTGCAAGTATGACGGATCCATCATCAAACTGTCCTGTCTCGATTTAATGGAAGTGTTCGACAGGGAGTATTCGACTGATCTCAGTTATCCAGCAACCCTCAGACAGATTGTGGATGATGCTTGCGATAAATGCGGTATCACAATCAACAATGTTAAATACCCATTGGTTCCGGATGAGTTCGTGAACGAGAACTATTCCGTTTCTGAGGCTCCGTCAAAAGAAGGACTGTCATTCAGAGAAGTGCTGAGTTGGTGCGCTCAGATCGCAAGCGGATTTGCACGGGTTGACCGGTTCGGGAAACTCGAAATCAAGTGGTTCGATACGGACGCATTGAGCGGTCTTTCGAAAGGTCTGGACGGCGGATATTTCGATGGATCCACAACTCCTTCTATCCCGTCTGAATATCTCAATACAACCGATGGAATGACACAGTTAATCACTAATTCCAGACATGATGACGACAGATTCGAAATTGATGGTGCGGACTGGTTTGTCATCAACGGAAGCACATGTCCAAAACTGTATGTCTGCGGTAATTCGTGGATCTCACCGGACTACAACGGTGCCACTGCTGCTTTTCCTTCAAGTGCGGGTGTGGCGTGGGCATATAACTGCCGTAACGGCGCCATGTGGAATCTGTGGAGACAGGAATTCACAGTGGATGGAAAGCGGGTGCTGAAAATACGCTGGGATGGTTCCTCGTCATACTCCTCCGGTTCCTATACCGAAAACTACAAGGCGATTTGGGAACTCTTCCTGATGGAAGGCGGTTATTCCTTTATCCATCTCTGCAAAAAACCTTCCTATAATTACAATGGCGAAAACAAAGTGAAGGTTGGGGGAGTTACCACAAACTACACTCCTGTTGCTGGTAAGACATATGCATTTGCACCTGACGGCAGTGAAATTATCGTACAGCCTTATGAAAGCGGAGATACGGCTGACGGCGGTGGATTCATGACCGGCGGAGATACTTATGACGGAGGCACGTTTACCGAAAACAAGAACATTCACTACATAACGGAATGCTTTGCGACGGATGTAGCGGTAGATGAAACGACGGTAACGGGCGTAAAACTTACCTATCAGATCAAGAAGGATGACGGCAACACAGAAACGAAAACCATTACTTCCGGAACAATGGATTTCAAGGTGACTGTAACTGACAACGATTTCATTCGGACAGACGAGCAGGCGACACTTGTATGCGCAACCGTTGCGGATACCATTATCGGAATGAAGTTCTACAGAGCGGATATCACTCATCTCAGCGATCCGTGCATCGAAGCTGGGGATATTGCGATGGTGCGTAACTTCAGAGGAAACTTCTATCCAATTCTGATTTCCCGCACCAAGTTTGGAATCAGTGTGTCTCAGGTAACAAATTCCAATGCGGAAACAGACAGCAAGAACACTTCGTATCGTGACATGCCGAATATCAACATCAACACCGATATTCCGGTCATTGATATTCCAACAGACCTTCTTGTCATTACCGATCCGAACGGTGAAGACTGGGCTATCTATATTGATCCGACAGGGGTTATCTCTACAGTCAAAGTTCCGAAGCGAATCTACTATTATGCGAATCCTGTTACAGAGTATTTCCCTGGCGATACCGTAGATGTAAGCACTGCCGTTGTTCACGCAGTTTATAACGACGGCACTGAGATTGATGTGACTGCAGAGTGCACGTTCTCACCGGCACAGGGA